GCGATGTGGTTGTTCTAGAACTTTGTTATTAGCACTTGATTTTGATCTAGCAATTTTAGTTTGTTTCTTAATAGCATTCTCGTCTTTGAGTAAACGCTTACTATGATTAAATTTATCTGTTTCATTGCTCATAGGGGATTGTCCTTGCTTAGTCTGTATATTATTATAACACGATCCAGGGCCTTTTGTAAAGCGGAATTGGTTTTTGCAGCCCGGTGTATTTCGCCCCACATTTTGTTTTCCATCATATGATCGTGTAGTGGTCGGCCGTCACTTGTTCTCGAATCGTAGTCGATCTTATGACCAGTGATAGGATCCCACTCATAACCGACTAATTTTCGTGTATTGGGGTCAGCACCAAATTCTCTAGCAAACGTCATACCGTTAACTCTTTCATAAATGTATTTGACTTCTGGCTTAAGACTGCCCATGATTTACAACAATTTATCTAACTGTATAATTTCACTTTGACGTGAAATTTCTTTAACAAAATATGCACATAGGGGCTTAGGTTCTTGATTAAGTGGGACTGCTAATAGTTGGTTATTTTTCATCTTTGGAAAGTACCACTTAACATCGTTATAAAAATTAACAATTTCGATCTTCTTAAATTCTAATCTAAAGCTACTGAGCGGATTAAAACAAAATGCTTCAAACCCTCTATCGTTTAAGCTGGTTAACGGCAGTATTTCAATATCACTGGCACTACTGCTGTCCCCCACTGCAATAGACCAATCAATGGGCATAGTAATATCATCGTTGCCTATCCTAAGTACCATTGCCGGACTATTAAACGACTCCAGGAATATTAGTGGTTGGAAGAAGAAATCTGGTTCGGCAGGATTACCGTTATCCAGCACAGCAAATCTCATGCTGTCATCTACCTCTTCGGGTAAATTATTAAGATCATAAGATCTGTTGTCTAAGGTTAGTATTTGCATATTTTTATTATTATTTCCAGTCTATCTTCTCAATCGTAAAAGGATATTTCGCATCCTTGTAAAACTTCTTCCTCTGCGTGAGGTGACGTTTGGCATACTTGCAGGTCGAAGTGACATCCCAGATCTGTACGAAGTCCTTGTCATCCGCACGTCGAATGCCTCGCCCAATGCTTTGTATAACCCTTGTAAAGCTCTTTCCGGATTCCACCATAACCAAATTAAAAATACGGGGGATATTAATACCCACAGCGGCCACACCGTAAGTCGCCACAATAATCTTATTATCAACAGTCTTAACTTCATCGTATTCACTTTTCCTATCTTTAGTTTTTACTTCTCCTGAAATAAAGACACTATCTGGGATTTCATTTACAATAAATTTACCTGTCTCTATTCGATTTACCAGTACTAGAGTGTTGCCACTATTGCTAATACCATTTACTAGTTTTGATATAAAAATCATCCTGTCTTCATCAGTGACAAGATATTTGTATTCTTCTGCATATGACTTAAATTCAGGTAAGTCAATAAGTTGTGTTATGTTAACATGACAAGCTGATAGTACACCTTGAGCTTGTAATTCATGGGCATGAACCTCGTGTACGCATGGTCCAAGACTTGCAAAAATTTGTTCTGCTTCAAAGTCTTCTTTGGGAATAGTACCGGTTAATCCCCAACGAATAGGTGCATTATTAAAGTTCTGTGTTAGTAAATTTCTCAGCACAGTGGCCTTGGCCATGTGTACTTCATCAACCATAATTGTTGTAACACCATCGAGAAACTCTGCAAGTGTTAGAATATCTTGCTCGTGATTTTTACTTTTTTTATCAAGGATATTGAGACTTTGCCACGTGGCAATAGTATGAGTCTTGTACAGATCCTTACGATCGCCGTAGTACACTCCTACATCTAATCCGCAGTTGATAAAGTCTTCTTCTGTTTGTTCCACGAGACTCTTGTTAGGTACAATAGTAAATGTTCGACCATACGGTTCGCAAATCTTTGCTAGGGTAGCTGTAGTAATTGTCTTACCAAAACCTGTTGCAATCTCTTGTAGACACTGTGGATTTTCAAGAAACTTGTTAACTACTTCAACTTGATCTTCACGTAGTCTAATCGGTTGCCCTGCAAATCTATGCCCAACTGGCCAGCACTGCTCTCCCCAAAAGTCTGCTTCTACTTTAGGAAACTGTAAATTAATGGCTGCACGATTATCTACGATGTCTGTAATCTCAACACCGCTTTTTTCCAGTACTTCTAAGATCTTTGGCAGTTGGCTAAGATAACCATTGCCGCCTAATCCAAATAATGTAATAGCACCATCCCATCGACCAAGTTTGTATGCCGGACGATAACGGGCAGTCGGATCTTCATACTTAAAGGTATTAGCTAACTTCCTACGTATTTCTACAGGGAGACCTTCAACTTTAAGATTTACTTCATCTTGAATGATTAACTTACACGACGGCATCAACTCCTCCTAAAGGACGTTTATCATTGTAGTATACTATCAAATCAACTGCATCGCAATACACACTGGTTTTATTACTTTTAAAGTTGTTTGAAAATGTGATAACACTCATTGGATACCAAGGCGACTTTATGAAGAATTTTGGAAGTTTATTATTGGCAATGCCCGCTACTAATGTATTTTCGGTTAACGGAGAGTTGTATCCTAACTGAGCAACAGTATGATTAAAATCCTTGTTGCTGTCTGTGATATTATCAAACCTAAAGTAAATTCCATTACTACCATTAATACTATTATTCTTTAACGCATCTGATAACTTCTTTAAGTTTTGTAGACATTCTTTTGATTCATGGCCGTTAAACACAACTAATACTGGCAGTCGATTTAATGTGAGTAATGCTCGAACTACCTCAGCTAATGGTGTAGTATTGCTATCAACCCATACCTTAGTACTAGGTCTATTTGCTAGAGAGTTAACTAATGAACTTTCAGAACTTTTTGGGTAAATTGAGTATTGAAACCTAAGTCGTCTGTCGTTAAGTAATAATACATTCTCAGGAGTTATATTACCAATTTCTTTAGTAATAGCATTAATTATATGTTTGTTAGGTAGATCAAATACGTCAAACATGTCCGCATCAGTGGACAATATATTTGAAATCTCTTCATAAAATTCTGTAATTAAAGGATCAATATCAAACCCTTGACTTTTAAATGTATGTACCATAAGATACAAGTTTTTTTCAGTAAGTGCTAGAGAGTACTGCTTACTATTCAATGAAAGTAATTGCCCATCTATTTGTTTAGTGATTTCACTTATCTGCTGTCGTAGTCGTTTATTATAAGTAAATTCCACAACAATTCTACCGTCATGCTCTTTGTCTATAAACATTCGTCGGAACTGTTCCAAGACTCTAAATGGCCTGCTCCATGTTGGATAATCAATTACTTCATTATATGGGGAGGGGATTGAATCTTTATTTTCTTTAAAGATCTTAATTAGTAGCGTAGACTGATTCTCAGTTAAAAACTGTCCCACTGCAAGTTGTTTAGCAAGACTGATTAAAACCTTTTTATCACGATTAGATATGCGATTGTCTAATTTATTGATGTCTAGTTGAAATAATTCTGTTAATACCGAGTCAATTGTTATCATGTATACATTATACGATATTAAAATAGAAAAGTCAAGCCTTTTGTAAAATTATTTACAGCGTAGCATCTTCCATGCCGGCTACTCTTAATTTTACAATATTGGTTAACTGCCATTGCTTTTGATCAAGAGCTTTAGTAATACCAAGCCACTTATTACGTAGCAATGCAAACTCGTTAATAATTTTTTCAAAGTCAACTACATCAGACTCACCTTCAACGAACTTTTCACAGTCCCTTGAAGATAAAGCCCTTTGATAGTTTTCCAAATACTTGCGAAAGTGTTGACTCTTAAGTCGACGTAACTCAATATTCAAATATTCCAAAATTGCTTCAATTTCTTGTAGCTGACTAAATCGTTCTTCAACAATGCCCGGCATCCTGGCAGCGGCTTTTTCGATGTTCCCCGTTATACGAGCATCTGTTTTTGCTGCCTGTAATTCAACTTCAAAGTGTGCTACTGCATCTGGAATATACGAAATGTCTTTTGAAACCTTAGTATACCAAGTCATAGATTATTCATCTTCTTCGTAAGAGTCAATATCTTCTTCGTCAATATCTTCTTCATCATCTTGATCAAGATAGAAATCGATAGCGTTATCAAGGTCGTCATCAACACCAGACGCAGCCGCCATTACTTTATCACTTATCCCGTGATCTGCCAAAAGATCAACATATCGTTCAGCTAACACATCCAGTACCTTTTTATCTGCATACTCTTTAAAAAGCATCCAGATATCGCCTATGTGATTTTCATTCATTTATTTCAAGCTCCTCAATTGGTTCAGTAGGTTCTACTATTTTTAGATTAGGAATATCTTCCATTATCATAGTTAATTTATCTTCTGTCCAATCTTTTCGGTAGAAAAGGTGTTCTTCTCCATGGCTGTCAACAAATTTAAGTCTGTTGCCTTGTTGAGTCAGTAGACCTTTCTTTTCAAAGAGATCTACTAATCCACTTGTGGGGCTCATACCAGTTGCGTAAGGAATTTCAATTTGCAATGTCTCAAAAGGCTTTGCATACCGTGTTTTCATAATCTTACAAGCTGCTCGAATACCATGTACTTCGCTAGTCTTAGTGCCACTAGCATCAACTTTAAGTTTAAGTTTTTTCATAGCAACTACGATAGAACTTGCATACACAAATCCTTGGCCGCCACTGATCTTATCGTCTGGATCAAACATGTCCTGACTTGCGTATGTGTGATTTGTACAAACCATACCTACATTATAACTACCAAACATGTTTACACAATTGCGAACTAAACTAGTAAGTGCCTTAGGTTTACGGCCCATGTCTCCCTTCATATCACCAGCTTCAAACTGGTTAATGTCAGTAGGGGTAAGCAACATACCCAATGAGTCTATGACAAATAAGACCTTAGGACGTTCTTCCATAACTTTATATTCTTTCATGAATTCTGAAATGGTCTTTGCCACATCATCAATCATAGCCATATTAAGTTTAAGAAGTTTCTTCTCGTCAGTGTTAACACCAAGTGCCAACAACCACTTTTCATCCAATGCGTTTTCGCTATCAATTAAGATAACGTAGATGCCTTGTTCTTGTGCATTCTTAATAATGTTACCGGAACAAATATAAGATTTGCCAGCGCCAGATTCACCTGCGAATACAGTAACTTTGCCCAAGGGAATACCTTTGTTAAAGTCACCGGAGATTAGATAGTTTAGGGCATAATTGCCAGTGCCAACCCAATCTGTAGGATCGTTGAAGCCTACACCAAGACCGTCAATGCTCTTGGTTAATGTTTTTCTAAATTTACTTAGATCAAATGCTTTTGTTGCCATAATTATTCACCCTTTGGAAATTTCTTTGGGCTTACAACAATGTCAGTACGACCGATTGCTATAAGCCAAGTGTTTAGTCTATTAATTATAACAGAATCATCCTTGGGGTTGTCAAATCTAACATCAATGTCTGCTACTGTATCGCCTGTTTGGTCTTCTCTGCTGTTAAAACTTAGAGAGAAGTTCTCATTAATTTTTTGTACTCTTGCCATTATTATTCTCCTAAATGATGACGATAGGGGCAGGGGCCCCTATCTTAGTTTTGCTAATTACTTGTTACGATTACGAATCATTGCAAGAATGTCTTCTGCACGACCGCCTGTAGAGGCAGCTGGCTTAGCTTCTTCTTGCTTTGGAGCAAACGACTTCTCAGCAACTGCTACGTCATCTTCCCAAGGAGCATCTGTTGCCGCTGGCACTGCCGCTGGTGCAGTGCGGGCAACGGGAGTTGCTTTAGGAGCAGAGTTAGGATCACCAGTAGCCTGGCCCATACCTGCTGGCTTGAAGTACTGTCCCCAACGTTCCATATCAAATGGTTCGCCATCAACTGATGCTTCAAACATTTCTTTCATTACCTTGACTTCAACGTCAGTTGGCTTCTTAGGCAAGTAATCCTTAAGATTAAACAAGCCGTGTGTTTCCAAGTTAGCAGTTTCTGTACTATCCAACGGACGAGTACGACGGCTCCACTTTGATGTAGAGTAGTCAGCATAACCACCTTTTGAAGTCTTGATCAACTTAAAGTCAACGCCGTTGACTGGATCAGTTGGCATGTCGTCCATTTCTGGATCAAGCAACGCACCTTTGATCAATTGAAAAATCTGTGGCCCGATAATGAAACGACGGTTTGCATTTTCTGGACGATTTTCCTCTTTAAGACCGTCTTCAACAACGTATCCTTGGAAGATGTAACTACGCTTCTTCCAGTACTTACGACCCATATCTTCTAATGCTGGGTCTTTAAACCAACCACGAACTTCTGCAAGAATTGGACAAGCCTCTCCGTACATTTCCATACAAGGAACGTTAACAGTTACAGACTTAGAGTCCGTAGAACCTTTAACGCCGGCAAATGGCAATTTGATCATTGCACGTTCGACCCAGAAAAATGTATTGTCGGGATTTCCGTCAGGTAAAAAACGGACTGTTGATTCGGAACCTTCTTTTAAGTTCCAGAAAGGGTAAATGGAATTATCTCCACCGGTACGTTCACCGCCACCCTTTGAATTACCTTCTTGCTCTTTGAGCTTTGCTCTGATTTCAGCTAATGATGCCATGATTATCTCCTATTGTTAGCCTAAGTTGTTTTGCATTTCTGCTAGTTTTGCCTATATCTACTTTACACCATTGTAAAGTAAAAAAGTGCATACATTGTATTGTACACACTTTTATTTATGTTTGCAAGAGATATCTTGCTTAAATGTGATTTATTTTTGCCAATTATCTAAACATTGCATTAAAGTGTTTGAACATGTCTGCAACGTCTGCTTGCGGTTTTTGTAAGCCGTTTTCGGTAATACCAGCAAGTTGACGCATACGTTTTGATTCGTAAACTTGTGATAGTTCACTGATTACACTGTGTGCCATCTTGGCTGCATCTTCACCAAATTGTTTTTCAACTGCTAACAATACACCAGTTTCTCCTTTAGGGAAATTGCCAGTAGTGTCATCGTACATTGATTTAACAAACTCAATTACTTCGTTTTGTTTACCGGTGCCTTCAAAGAATTCTTCAACATCCATTCCAGCCTTAGTAATAGCTTCACCTAATGACATTTCGCCCGACCCAAAGTTAACTATCGTCTCGGCAGTAGCGCCAGCTTTCTTTGCTTTGGCAATGGCAGCGGCCAGGCCTTTCTTAGCAGCGTGTCGGGCAGGGTGCTTGACTGTATTGCCAAATTGATCTTTGTTGTCTTTAGGATCTTTGTAAGGGCCGTCAAACGGTGGATCTTCTTTTTCTTCTGCTACAGGAGCAGGCTCTGCCGGAGCAGGTGCTGCCGCAACAGGTTCAGCTGGGGGTGCTGCCGCAACAGGTTCAGCTGGGGGTGCTTCCGGAGCAGGCTCAGTAGGTGCAGGTGTAGTACTATCAAAATTGATCTTACTAGCAATATCTGTACCATTCTCTTCGTCGTGCTTTTCTAAATAACTCTTTAGGAATTCTCTAATATCCATTTCAGGATTTACTTTACCTAATTGTTTAATTGCGTCAGTAAATTCTTGATCGTCAATAACACCTTTTAGACTTTGAATAGCATTGGTGCCATCAACACCTGCTGGAAATTCTTGTGCAATCAATTGATTTAATGTTTGTATAGATGCGCTTTGACTTTCTTCATCAGTGTTAAACAAATCACTTTCTTCTCTCATGATGTTGTCTAAGTAAGATTCAAATGTATGGAATTCTTCAATTTCTTTAACCGGATCAGATTCTGCAGAATCTGCATCTTCTTCACCTAGTAAATCTTCTGCTGTTAGTTCTTTAACTACATCAACTTCTTCGCCAACTAGTTTGTAAATGTATGGGAATACATTCTTTAGTTCTTCGTTGAATGTACGGATTGTTAAACGATCAACCCAATCATTAACTAGGTCTTCAGGAATCTCTTGTGCTTCATTAACCACAAACGATTCGGCAAATGACTCGTAGTAGCTTTGATTTTGTAGACTACGAATCTCTTTCTTAACTTGATCAATTCGCTCGTATACTTTAGTTTGAATAGTACCCATTGCTTCGCTAACCATAGAATTACGATCAACATAGCCTTTGAACATACGCAACTTGTTTAGTTCTTCGCTTAGACCAGTAATATGTTGACCAATGCCATCATAAGGTGTGCCACCGTGTGCTACGTGAGTAGCTAATGCGCGAGCACCATTTAAGTGTTTAACTGGATATTTGAAACGCTCACCTTGACTATTTTCAACATGAATACTTTCAATGTGTAGTGTGCGACCAGCTGCATGGGCATAGTTTACAGGTTGGGTGTGCCTAACAATAAGTTTAGCTTCTCCCATCTTCTGGTAGCTAGTTTTAGCAGTGCCCCATAGTTTACTTTCAGTCATACTACCTTCTCCATTGTTATTGACCATAAAATTATAATCTCGTTTGTCTAAATTTGTTTTTGTAATATCGCGGATCGAAAAGTTCATCATCTTCTGTTTGGCAAATTCTCTAAGTTCTCTTAAGAAATTAAACCATTGTCGTTTAATGCCGGTAGGTTGATTTTCAACAATGTCATTGCTGTACATAACAACCATCCCGTCGTTATCAGCAGTATCATCTTCGTCGTTTTCAGCTTGATTATCGGCAATACTAATGCTGACAGATCCTAAATTTTTTCTGTTTTTTACAAAATCAAATTCAAAAAATCGGGCATCCTTAGGACGATCAGTTACTTCACTATTTGCATCTCCAAGTTGAATTTTAGGAAATTGTGTGCGAATTTTTCCAAATAGTTCTTTAGCGATTAGTTCGAGATTCTTGTCCATATTGATATTTATCTTTAATTAGATGAAACAAAGATAGGCATGGGAAGCTCGTAATCTTCTTCCCCTGCGTTATCATTACTGCTAAAACTATCAAACACCCTAGAATCCCAGTCTGCAAGCACTTGACTCATACGCACAATTAACAATAATGCGCTGACTAAGTCATCTTCTTCTCCGCTTTTTGCTTTGAAGCTAACTCCGGTAACAATAAATGCTTTAAGCTCTGAGATTAGGGGTCTACTGCTAATCTTCATTTTGTTGGATTCTATTAAGTGTTTTAGTCTTGCTGCTGCTGATATCTTAGTCTTGTGAGTTGTGTTAAATCCTTTACGGAATTTTCGCACATGACCTTTTCTAATAGGTTCACTTACAAACAATCCGGGAAAATGATCTTCACCAATGTCGCGGATACAAACTAACCCTGCTTCACCAATATTGTTATTTTCAATTGACCAGTAGATGTTAGAGCTGTTATCACTTCCAATACATTCTTGTATGTAAACTAGTATGTCTTTTAATATTCGTATTTGGCCTTGGATAGGAGTTAAGTTATGATGCCATTCTCCAACTTGTGTAAATGACGGTAATTCAAATATTTGTATAGCAGCACTATTTCCGCCTGTACCTAAACTAGGATCGAGACTAATAGCATAAATGTGATCTTTACTAAGGTCTTTGTACCACCGTGTTTGCCCCATGTTCATTTTAGGCTGTTTACCTTCCATTCCAGCTAGATGAATACTGTTAATTAATGTTTCATCATAGACTAAAAACTCACAGTTATATTCTCGGCGGAATCGTTCTTCACCAATACGGCCACGTTCAGTAGTTGCCCATACCTCGTCTCGATCCGGATGCTCGCTCCATTCACAAGTAAACGGAAAAAACCCGTTTACTCCAATTTCTTGTTCATTACCAAACTCGTCAAACTTCTTGTTAGCTTCTTTCCATATGATAGCAAATGTATCTTCATCACTGTTTGGTGTTGATGTTAAAATTGCTCGACCACCAGTTGCTAGTGTCGGGGAAATTGAAGTCCAAAACTCATCGGCGATATTTGGAGGTACGAAAGCAAACTCGTCACAGTATAGTAAGGAAATAGACATACCACGACCTGTGTTGCCAGTAGTAGTTGTAGAGACAATGCGTGATCCATTATCAAACTCAATAGAGCCCTTGTTATAGTTTACTACACCCGAACGTATGTGATCGGGACATAGTTCATATGCGTATCGAATACGCTGCATAATTTCCTGTGATCCAGTAAATTTGTGCGCTGAAATTAATATTGTTTGGTCCGGGTGAAACATTGCAAACCACAACAAATACCCGGCGGCACAAGTTGTTTTACCCATTTGTCGCGGCAACATATTAACATTAAATCTATGATTATGGTATGCATCTAACAGTCGTGTTTGGAAACTAAACGGCGCAAACAACATCTTACCCTTAACAGGATGCTGTATGTAAAAGTAATTTTCACAGAAATAATGATATCCGTTATCTGGATTCGAACATGCAATTAACTCTTCAATGTGTCTCTCAGTGAAGGTTTCTCGGGTGTGCGCCTTTTTAGTTAAAACGCCATCTAAACTTTTTGTTGCCATATGTTATTTACAATAAAAAAGAGGCCTCTAGGGCCTCTTTGAATAGCTTATAGCTAATTAACGACTTTTTACTTCTTGATAAAGATTAGCAAGTCTTGGAATTAAACTCTCAGCAGTCATAGCATAAGGGTTTCCGCCACCATTTACTTTAGGTCTTTCATTGCCGCCTTTGCTATGCATGTCATTGCCTGTTGGAAAGGCAGCACTTGCCGGAGCCATCTGTGGATCAGGAGTTGTACTGGCCCGATCAAATCCGCCGGCTTCAGCTTCGTCCATGTCAATTAGTGGCTCTGGCTCGTCGCCCATTCCTCTAATAGCAATGGCCATATCGTGTTCGTCACCACCGTGCTCTTCATCACCGCCATTTTCAATATTGCGAAGGATAGCCATTAGATCACGGATGCCGCCTTGTCCACTAGCATTCATGCTGATGTTTGCGCTAATAGAATCTTGTTGGTCAGGATTACGCATACCCATCATACCGTTAGGCATTGACATGTCTCCACATTCTCCAACTAATTCCTCGTCAACTTTTTTATCACGCAGATCTTTTAGATCATCAGCTTCAATATCTCCATCTTTGTCAGCATCCAGATTCTTCTGCCCACCTTTTAATTCTTCGCTGACCGGAGCGTCTAGCTCTCGCATCTTTTGAAATAGTTCATTAAAGTTCATTTTGTTTTCGTTCATTGTTGCCGCACCGTAATTTCTCACATAGCCCCTACCTCCATAAATCCAAACCTCAACTTGCTGACTATTCACACTTGCAATAACTTTTTCTGAGCCCGATGGCATTCTTGGTTGCATGCCACCTTCTGGATACAAAGTAACTGGAACACTGGATCCATTGGGTAAATTCATAGTTCCGTTATTACCATCGGTTAGACTGATAACGGGAGTTGTGGGTGCAGCTGGTTCTGCAGGTGCCGCAGCAGCGGCACTCATGTTGTTGTTCATTGTTTGTTGGTCAGCGGCTGTAAATGCTCCTGCTGGCAACGATCCATCTGGATCATCTTCGGGCGGCAATGTTATTCCACCTTCATTAATGGCTTTAATCTTGTTGTAAATGTCTGCGAAGTTCATATTATTTTCCTTTAGCAGAACCGATTGGACTTGTGCCAGCACTTGGTTTAGCTTGATCTTGTGCTTTTTCTTTTGGTGTTTTCTTTGCTAAGATAGCATCGTTTACACCTTTGTATTGTACATGTTCTTTTCTAACTTTTGCTATATCTTTAAGAAAGTTACTAATGCCTTTGTCGCCGACACTATTTTGATTGTTCTCTTTCTGATAGTCTTGTGTTAATAATGCTTTTTTATCAACTTCAAGATGCTCTGCATTTAACTCACTTTCTGCATCTTCTAATGGACTACGTACACGGATTCTATCGGCAGTAATGCCAGTTTGTTCAATCATGTAGTTTGTTAATACTGCGCTAGTAGTTGGATATTCTAGGTCAATGTCAAAAATATTAACTTGTAAATTTTCTAATGTTGGAAAGTCTTGTAGCTTGGCTTGAATTGGCGTAGTCTTAGTTTTAGTAAACTTAGCTACTTGATATTTCTTCAAAGCGGTTTCCATAACATCTTCGCAATGTTCCGGTAGGTCGCCTGCAATTTTAATCTTAAAAGAGTATTTCTTCTCTTCCTTGCTTTCTAATAAGTATTCGGTAAACGATTTCATAGTGGAGTCCTGATATATTATTTATTTCATATTGCGTAGTTTTTCGATTAAACTATTGCGGTCGGAAACAATAACACCAGTTCCGGTAACGTCTACACCTTCGTCGTTACCCGCATCTTGATCCAACTTCTGCTTCTTCAGCTGTAGTTCAATCATCTTAAGTTTTTTATCTATTTTAGCTGCTTTTGCATCAATTGCATTTTTAAGCATGCCACCTGCAACTTCGAATATTCGCCCTGAGTAACGTGCTTCAACATTCATACCTAGATCCATAAGGTCGTCATAGGCATCTGTTGCTCGTTGTGCTAAAGCATCAAACTCACTATCGCTAGCATCTCCTAACCCCTTTACTGCGGGTAATGCTGCTGCAATTTTATCAAATTCACTCATATCTCTAAGGAAAGGAGCAGCAACTTCTGCAGACTTTTCCTTTTCAGCTTTTTTGATAGTCTTTTTGCTTTCGGGCAAATTTAGGATTTCTTCGAGTTTTTTCATAATAATACTTATCTCACTTTGCCATTGTGAAATAAGTCTTGTTCATTTAATACTCTAAATTTTATACCTTGTTTAGCACACCATTGGTATGCTGCTCGCCACTTTACTTGGTTCTTTGCATACTGTAGTTGGTTATGCTTGTTTTTACCTACTTTTTCAAATACCGTTTGATTCTGAGGTTTTACTTCAATTAGCTCGACTTGCATCTTACCCTTAGCATCTACATATTGAATAAAGAAGTCAGGCACGTATACTGTGCCTTTACCGGTAAAGGGATCTTTGTAGGGGATTTTAATTGCTTCACTGGCCCATTTCATTATGCGAGGATCTTGGTCACAAAATCGCATAAAGTGCCATTCCCAAGAGCTGCGATATGTTGGGCTTTTATTTCCTACATACTTGTCCGGGTTTGTTATTATAAATTTACCTTGAGCAAATCGACTCATTACGGTTTAATATTTCGACTTTCTATGGTTTCTTCTGTTTGTATAATCTTGAAACCCAGTGTCGAAGATTTCTCTCGGTATATGTTTAGTACTTCCGTAACAACTTGGCTTAGCTGAGAATCAGTAAGACCTTTAAGTGTATCTAATAATTGAAATACTGGAATGTTATCTATACGAGCTTGATTTAGCAAAACAATACTTGTACTTTTTGCAGCTTCTTCCTGGAATCCTCGTTTTAAAAAATATCCCAAAACTGCATCTATTTGATTACTGGGGAATGTAACCTGATGTTGAAAATATCGATCAAAGAAACTTCTAACTTGATCTCCAGTATCATTGCTGGTAGTTACTCTAGGTAAATTTATTGCAGTACTCATTGTGGTCCTACGCCAGTATCACGCGGTGTTGCTATAGTTGGCGCATTGCCGCCGCTACCCATTGGGAATGAAAAATTGGTTAGTCCGCTAATTGGTTGGTTAATTATTGATCTGGCTCCGGTGACGGCAGCATTATAACCTGCTGTACTTAACTCATTTCTCACATTGGCCATGTTGAGATTTTTTGCACTATTATACGTGTTAATTGCTTGCGTGCCAGTTCTTAATATGTCATTAATTGTTATGCTACTAGGGTCTGACAACATGGTAGATATTGCGCCAAATACTGATTCTGCGCCAGCCAATACGCCACCTTGTCCAAATAGATCAGCTCGCCTGCCGCCTGCTAGTCGTATTGGGCTAGGTAATGTATCGTAATGATCTTGAGCAAATCCTGGAGGATTACCTTGACTAACATTTCCAGTGCCATATGCAACTGCTTCATATGCTACAGTCATTGATTGCTCTGCCGGAATACTTGATCCGTAATCTAATGTGTCATGATTCCATGCTGTAATAACTGGATTTACTAATGTATAACTAGCATATTGCTTGTTAGCCATTTGATAAATTGTAATCTTGTCAAAAAATGGTATACTGCTATTGTTATCAAAGCCGTAAGGGCTTTTAATAAAAGACGAGTTAGTCATTGCCGTTCGGTTATACGCACCTGGGCGGCTAGCTACTGTAGAGTCTGCATAATAATATCTAAAATAATTCTCCCATAGTTGTCGAGTAACACCTAATCGATCATCATGGAAGGAAATGTTAATTGGAGTGTAGTCAACTTTATTCTGTACAATCTTTTTTCTATTGTATTGATTTAACGTTTCTGTAGCAATGGTAAATTTAGGTAAGTCGCATTTTTTAACCAACATGTTAATTTCATTTCTATGTCGAAAATCAAAATTTAAACTCTTTAATGCTTGGGTATTAATTCCAAAAGAAACATGATAGTTAAACTTACTCTTTGGTGCTAATCTAAAACTATCATCAGAGAACAGTCTTGCCGCATGACGAAAGTCAGCAACATTGCCTTTGGGATCCGATACATCAGCTATAAACTGACCAAATGATTTATCTGCCATGCTAATATTTAGCCAATTAAATTAACTGGCCATATAATCAAATCACAAAAAAAGCGACCGAAGTCGCTTTTTGTACTTATAAAGTAAATTAAGCACCAGTGGCTAAGCCACCAGCTCGTGCGCCTAGTCGACCTACATTAATGCCAACGCCTGTACCTTGAGCTGTTTGCTGTGCATTATCAAATTTAATTGCTAATGTAATAGTACTAGCAGCATTTTCACTGTATGCCATGTTGTTATAGTTTGCGGATTTTAGGTAACAGCCATATAGTTCCCATGTTTCAAGAACATTAGGAGCAAATCCGCCATTGCCGCCGTCTAGTACTTCGCAAACAGTTACGAACTTGTAATCGTTAGCAGATGCAGCAGATGACATTTCGAAGAAGTCGAATTGTTTCTGTAGTTGCTCACCTACTAATTTAGTTACGCCTCCGTTAGCGTCATCACGAACGTTTAGAGTTGCATCACTCCATGTATGCTTACCAGCCATGAAGATCTTGCTGTTATATGTATCAAGTGTTATATCATCAAAAGTGATAGTTGGACGAGTAAAGTCCACTACCATCTTAGTGATTTCTGTAGTATTTCCGCCAACACCAAAGTTTCGTAAAGTAACGCGAAAGCGATACTTTAACTTTGGCATCAACATACCCTGGTTCTGTGGAGAACCAGCTAGGGGTACTGAAAATTTGTTTAGTGTTGCGATTGCCATATTATAGCTCCTGTATAGTATTTATAGGTTTAACCTAATGCGGCGATTTCGCCAGTGTTCTTCAAACGTAGTGGAATGTAGATGAATTCAATTGCCTTAACCGGCTCAATTGCAATATCAATCCATAATTCATTACGATCAACTCTTGACGGCGTGTTGTTAGATTCATCGCAAACACAGATGTAGTCATACAATGCACGTTGTCCAACTAATTCAAGCATTAATCCATCAACTGCGTTCTTGATCTGATCTCTAGTTATCTTGTCATTTGGTTCAAAGACGTAAGGCTTAGCTAATGCACTTAGTTGTCTACGTAAATATACAACTAAACGAGCTACGTTAATACGATCTAAGCTACTTGCTGCACGAGCACGTGTCTTTTGACCATAATTAACTAATCCAGTACCAGTTAAGAATGTAATAGGATTGATCTTTGATTCATACAATGTATCACGTTGTCCAGTGTTAAGAGCGACTGATTTAAATTCGCCCTCACCAGTAATATAACCAACTGCTGTTGCATTACTAATGCCGCCACGACGTACACCGGCTGGTGCAAACCATGGATAAGCAACTTGATCGTTTAGAGCAATTGTACGCAAGATCATATGGCTTGGAGGAATAGCAACGTTGTTACCAAAGTTGTCACTTGAGAAGCCCCATGGATAGAACATACCCATGTATTCGTCAAAGCTAGTTGCTCCGATGTCATTGTCTTCTAATGCGCCATTTAAGTTGTTGCCCCATGCTAGTAAGCTAGTTGCATCGGCTGTTAAACGAGCAGGTGTATCACCTACTACAAACGCTGTTAGACCGCGGTCATAGTTTAGATTAATTAGTTCACCGATTAGCTCAGGATATCCTGGGCAAGCAATCAAATTAAACACACGGCTTTCTTCATCACGGATGTCTTGGTTGCTGTTAACAACTGCTTGTAGAGCCTGCACTACTACTGCACGTTGAGCCTTGCGACCAAATGTACCAGAACCATCAGATTGGTTGGCAGACTCAGTAACCCAACGATGTGGATAGTATGCGCTCATTGATACACCACCTTGGCGATCGTTGTCACCGGCAGTATCAACATAATTTGTTACAAACTTTTTAACGTTGAAACCGCTTCGACGCAAATTCCATAGCAACATACCTTTCGGATATAGTGCAGGATCTGGAGCATCAAAGTCTAAGAAATTACTGGATAGCAATTCAACGATAGTCGAGTCTGGGGCTGAAGTAGCAGAACCACCATTAGCGCCTGCACGAGCATCTGCAAATAGCACACCATCTTCTGTACTTTGATCAGTCTTATCAACTAATACCCATTGTTGCAAGTCTAAGTTGTATTTGTAGATTGTTGGGAAGTTTTCAGTATCGCTAGTGTCAATCCATAGATCGCCAGCAACTAATGGATCTTCATTGCTTTGTTCTTCAGGTTTAGTAGCACTTACTAATGGACCTGCTGGATCTGTACCAGTAACGCTTGAATATCCGACCCATGTAGTACCGTTGTGAACCATAATGTCAATTTCGTCAATTACTGAACTATACCATAATTGTCCGTTTGCTGCCAATGCCATTGGTGCATCAGCTCCCGCTGTGTAACTCAAAGGTTCCCATAAGCTAGCAACAAGACTATATGTAACACCACTTGGTGCGGTATATAAGTTAGTTGTAGTTGCAGTAAATCCGGCAAGTGTAATTGGAGTTAAAGTAGTATTTTCTAGCGTGATTTCGCCGCCTTTAGAATGAGTAATTACGATTCGATTACTTGCGTCAACTGATGCTTGTACATTTATAAGCCCAGCAGCATTAATTGCTCCTGCGAATGTGTCAGCTGCCGTGGTTGCCGCTGCTAAAGTAACAGTAACAGTAACTTCAGCAGATAATGTAGCAGATCCAACTAAACTTTCTCGAATTTTAAATGCGTGTGACGCAGCAGTAAATGTACTTGCAGTAATTGCAGAAGATGTAATTGTAGTTGCACCACTTGCTTTACGACGATATACTGTAAAATCTGCTTCTTTTTGCGTAGCTTCAGTTGCATTAGACTTGGTAAACAATGTTCCAACTGCTAGATTTAAGCCACCACCTGTGCTGTCTAAGGCATTTAATGCTGCGGCTGCTGTTTCATAAATAGGAGCTTCTGCTGCTTCCCATAGTGCAGTGCCTGCATTAAAACGCTTAACTCTCCAACGTGCGCCATTGTTTGGCTCGGTTGTTTTAACCCACACAGAACCTGTTGGTCTTGATGTAGCTGCGGCTGACTTCCACTGAGGAACTTCTGTATGCTTGGCAATAGCTAATGCTGGTGCACGGTATGTTCCAGCAGTTAGTCCCAATACGCTTAATACCGCAGGAGTGCCTGAACTGGCCACTGCAACAACTACATCTGCACCTGTTGAGTAAATGTTAACTTTGCCACTTACCACAGCCGCAGTAACACCAGTAATACCTGCAATTGCTGATGCAACGTCTGCGGCAGAGGTGCCACTAATAGTGCAAGTGTTGCCGTTAATGCTAAATGTAGTAGAAGTAATAATTGTACCTGGTGTGTCTCCAACTACTGTTGGGATGCTAGTCTGCCAGGCATCACTGCCAACTTTTTCCCATACTCCTATAGATGTTTTAACAAACAGTTCAACTGGTACTCCAGTTGCATCGATCGCATAATCACCAATTGCTCCAACTGATGCTTTTGGCTCGCCACCGGTAATTTTATTAATATCAGTAATAACAATTGGCGTTTTATTAGTAAACATTTGGCCGCCTGCTGTTGCTGGGGCTGCGTTCCATTCAAAAATACCAAATGCTGTATTTTGTGTATCTAACCAATATGTACCGTTTTCTGGGTTTGCTGACGGTGCGTCTGCGCTGGCATTCAGTTGATCAAGATCAACATTTGCTCTAACCACAAATGCACGATTACTAACACCCAATAAGCTGTAAGCAGCTTGTAGGCCATATTCGTTTTGTTCGCCAGCATGGATAGGGTTGTTGTTAGAGTCAGTCTTGAAAACTGGGTCTCCAAATGTATCCGCTAAATCCTTCTGACTTGTTAACAAATAAACAGTTCCGTCGTTGGCCATTAATGTACCCGGGGCGATGCCGGTGCCTCCGCCGTTTTGTTTGTTCTCAGCGGTTGCTACCACAATCAAAGGGACTGTGCCAGGTTCTGCTGGTGTATAAAATGATTCGTCAATTACGCTGACTTGTACGCCTGGTGAACTTAATGCCATCTTGGAATCTCCTAAGGTTTTTGTTCTACATGTATTTATAGTATTTGGTTAAAAATAGCTGCTAATACCATACAGAAAAGGGGGTAAAAAGGTCCGGTATAAATATGTTTATGGCAAGACCACTATGTATTTGCGGTTTAAGACCCGCTGCTATCAATTATGTTAAGAACGGACGTACCTATTATCGCAAGCGATGCGAGGCATGTCTGCACCACGGCGGAATTCGCAGTGGAGAGCCTAAGTGGTATAGGGACGGATACCGCATGAGATCCGTGTGTGATAAATGCGGATTTAAATCAAAGTTTTCAGAACAGTTCAACGTATTTCACGTTGATGGCAATCTTAATAATAGTCGACCTACAAATCTAAAAACTATTTGTGCTAATTGTGCGCGAGTCTTGCACAAGGAAGGAATTCGTTGGAAGCAAGGCGATCTTGTACCAGATCTTTAACCTGAGCAAACAACTCATCTATAGTGCTATTGTTGTCTAACACAACATCAAATTTAGTTCCGACCCACGCTGTTTCACTGGCATGAATTTTTAAATCTTCCATTTTAGCTCTACTTAATGCCCAATTCATATTGCCACGATCTCCCTTATTCACACTAACTGCGGCATCGTACCATTCAGGTTCAGGGCCACGCTGAACACGTACTACAATACCGCCAGCATCTTTGATTGACTTGATTTCATTAGGAAAACGGCAATCGCTAATAACAATGTCGTCTGTTGAGTTTCTGAGTTTATTCTCTAAGGATGCTATCCAGATATCGTCATGGAATGCTTTTCGACATACTTCTGTACCCCAGTATTGTAATACCCAACGAGGAGTTATGGAATATCCTAATCGATTACTCCACCAAGGATCCGCTTGCTCACGCCATTCACGGGCTTGTTTAGTGCGCCCTTCTAACATAGTTCTGTCCCACCCAAACACATGTGCTACTGCATCTTTGAGGCTGTTGGCAAAACTTTCTCTTCGAAATCCATGGAAATTTGTAAGGTAGTCAGCGACTGTATCTTTGCCCGAACCGATAAAACCACACACGCCTATGATCATAAGAAACCTCGTAAAGTTGTGCTAGTATATAACACTTTTATTACAAGGTCAAGAGATTTATATGCCGTATTTGTTCGTTTTACGTTTAGCAACAGTGCTGGTTGTGTTTGTCCCGGCAATTTCTTTGCTACGATCTCCGCTCCAATTTTGAGCAGATCCGGCACCAACTGCCTTTGCGGCAGCATTAACAATGTCCATTTCTTCTTTAGTATAAGTTGATAATAACGGATCGCCTCCAATCCAATTGTCGGCGTTCATCTTTGTAGGATAGTCAGGGGCTCCTGCCATTGCAATGCCCATGCGCCATCCTAAGTATGCACTACCAGTACTCATATTCATTGATGGAAATGTCATTGCATTTTTCATAGCAGCCTTATGGGTGTTGTCAATGTTCTTCATACCCTTAGCTTCAGTGATAATTTCATGTACTTTCATTTTAACAATTCCATTTTTTAAGGGCCAGTGCTTTGCGAGTAGGATCACCATTGGGCTTTTTCATCGGACCATCAACTCCACCCATTCTTGCACAGAATGATTTACGACGTTTAGCATCCTTGCTGCCTGCTTTTAATTTACTAGGTTTAGTAGTAACCGCTGTCTGCAATTTACTACCTGGGTTTTCTCTACGATAACTAGCTACACCCTTGGCATTAAGTCCGCCAGCTTTACTCTTGCCTTCTTTGCGGCGCCATGCAGCAGATTCAGATATAATTTCATGTACTTTCATAGTTAACCAATGACAAATGTATAGCCAGTGCCGCCACTAACTAATGTTTCTAATTCTTTATCTAAGGCAGCTAGTTCTTCTTTGCCTGCCGACTTTAAATCATTGCCGTTTAATGCTCCGCCGCATGCAATTGATGCAAACTTAGAGCGTGCTTCACCTAACATCATTTTACAGTTGGCTAGCGTATAATCACGTATCCATTGTTTAGCATATATATCTTCTATGATAAGATAATCTGGCCTAAAATTCTGAGTACGCATTCCAATTACTTCACCTTCACTAAACGGACGCTGTAGTATTCTAATAGTACGACTTGACGGAATCCACTGGAACTCGATATATGCCCCAAACATTTTACCTATCATTTCTTGATAGCTTGCAAACATAAAATACGTAGCAATGCCGCCCATCATTGTACTGTTTAAAAGGTACGTGTTAGTATACGCAAGATTGAAAGGCTCAAAGTTTGTTCCAGTTCCGCCGCCAGTTCTTGATCCCAATGTTCTTCTAAAAACAGACTGCACGTTAATAATTTCTTTAGGCAAAATGTAATCATTTTTGTCCTTTTCAAGGGTTAAAAAACTGTAGCTTTCTTCCACAGCATTTGGGCTGCGTTGACGGAATCTAGTTAGAGCACGATCCAATGCTGTTTCATAATGTATAGGGTCAAGCTCAACGTCAATCATACCGTCGCCCAACATGGCGCGACAATAATCAAAAACTTGTTGTTTAACTTGTTGTGGATTGTCTGACATTTGTATCTCCCATGTTATTTATCGCTAAATATTGTACTATGCCACGTTTATCCCTCTATTCGCCCGAGAAAGGCAACGATTACAAATTTCACGATCGCAGCATATCTGAGATGTTTCAGGTGGGCGGCACCGACTTATATCTACACAAATACCTAGGACCCAAGAATCCTCTAACAGGCGAAAGTACTGCAGATATACCTATGTACGATGCTGTAAAAGAAACCAACATACAAGATTTGCTATTCCTTGAAAATCGTGATAGAAAATATGACAGTTCAGTATACACAGTACGTGGTGTTTATAATGTATCTGACATTGACTTTAACCTAAGTCAGTTTGGTCTGTTTATCGATAACGATACAGTTTTTATGACTGTACACATTAATGATTTTATCAAGCTAGTTGGCCGTAAACCATTAGCTGGCGATGTAGTGGAGTTACCGCACTTGCGAGATGAGTTTGCACTTAATGATGCTGACCAAGCACTGCCAAGATTCTTTGTTATCAGTGAAGTTGGTCGTGCTGCTGAAGGATTTAGCCGTACATGGTATCCACATTTATACAGATTAAAATTAGGTAAGATTGCTGATCAACAACAATATTCAGACATTCTTAAAACTCCCACAGATAAAGATGCAAACTTTACAGGAGATTACAGCCCAACTGTAACATATGCCGTTGGAGAAATTATTCGCTATCAGGGCACCCTGTATCAAGTTACCGCAGCTACTACAGGCATAGCACCGCCTAATGCTGGTTATTTTAGCGTATACTCCGGAGCCACGATACAGAGTATCTTAAGTACACAGGCAAAAAGTCTTGAAATTAATGATGCTATCCTTGCCCAAGCCGAAGCCAATGCTCCTAAGAGTGGATATGAAACCCAACAGTTTTACTCATTAACTGCTGACGAGTTTGGTAATCCAGCACTTATTACTGTAGATGATGCTACAACGCCACCAGATGCTTCTAGTATGCACATGGATGCAAGTAGAATTGGTGCTAGACCAAATAGAACAGGATATAGTGGATACTTACTAGGGGATGGTATACCACTTAACGGTGTTGATTTTGGGCATGGGATAGGTTTTCCAGCAGGCGCCATTGAAGGTGATTTCTTTCTACGAACAGATTTCTTGCCCAACAGATTGTTTAGATACGATAGTAAACGTTGGGTCAAGCGTGAAGATGATATTCGTATGTCAATGACTAATACTGATACTCGACAAACTTTTAGAACTGGATTTATTAATAATACAGAAACTGATAATATTGCCGGTGAGACTGTTGCACAACGTCAAGCATTAAGCAAGGCACTTAAACCTAAGGCAGACTTATAATGCATATCTACAATAAACAGGAGGCTTCGGTTTAACGCCGTCGCAATATCTCGCAATATTTTTATGACGGCCAAATACGCCGATACTTATTACAAATAGTTAGACTCCTAAGTAACTTTGTAGTTCGATACGGAGACGGTACGCTAGTACGTGTGCCGGTTATGTACGGAGATCAAGATCGCCAAGCAGCAACTGTTGTGAATCAAAATTCAGAAAATACACTTCAAAGTGCTCCTCGAATTGCAATATATATTACTGATCTTGATTTGGATAATACTCGATTAGGTGATGCTACGTTGGTTAGTAAAATGCATTTTCGTGAACGAGACATCGATGACGATGGAAACTATACTAGTACTCAAGGACAAAATTATACGGTTGAACGGTTGATGCCAACTCCATTTAAGTTGTCAGTTAAAGCAGATATATGGTCAACTAGTACAGAACAAAAATTACAAATACTAGAACAGATTTTAGTATTGTTTAATCCAAGTTTAGAAATACAAACAACTGACAACTTTGTAGACTGGACATCATTAACTGTTGTAGATCTCGGTGATGTAACATTTACTAGTCGTACGGTTCCAATGGGCACTGCTACACAAATTGATATTGCTACTCTTACACTAACTACTCCTATATGGATTACACCGCCTGCCAAGGTTAAGAAATTAGGTGTTGTTACTAATATTATTTCAAGCGCATTTGACAGTTCGTCTATGAGCGACTCATATGTTGACGGGTTAGGGGTGTATGTAGATGCGGGGCAATCATATCCCGGAAATTCTATGGCAAGTGCAAAAGCAACACTTGGCAATTTTGATATTGTTGTATCCGAAGGTAAAATTAAACTAGTAAGTAGTACGCAACCCGGAGTTTGGTTAAACTGGCAAGTAATATTACAACAAAATCCGGGCTCGTATACTGCTGGGTTAGCTAAAATTTATTTGTTACAGCCAGACGGTAGCGAAGTTGTGGGCTATCTAAGTTTAAATCCGTTAGATGAATCTGAAATGGTTGTTAATTGGGATACCGATACTCATCCAACAAACAATATGATTGCAGGGCCCGCTAGATTGTCAGAATCGTGGGGAAGTTTTGACGCTGTGATTGATCCTACAACTACTGGGCCAAGTAATTTAGTACTTGGTACTAGATACTTAATTATTGACAATATTGGTGGCGGAGTTCGTGACACGTTTGTTACTGGATTAAAAATACAAAGGATTAGTACAGCAGTTGAGTTTGACAAAGTAAACGATTGTCACGTGTTTGTTAATGGTACTGAAGTTGGACAAGGAACTCCGATAGAACGAGATGGCAATTATGTTATTATTCTTGCAGCCTTTGCACCTGTAGGAAGTACAGTTACTTATGTGTTAAACTTGAATGAAGACGGTCCCGATGCTTGGAAAAACACTGACAGTACTGACTTTATTGCAGAAGCCAATGACATCATTGAATGGGATGGCAGCAAATGGTGGGTAATATTCTCAGCGGATGAAAACTCAGAAAACTTGATTTATCAGACAAATATCTATACATTAGTACAATACAAGTGGAATGGAGTTAACTGGGTGAAGAGTTTTGACGGTGATTATAGACGTGGCGATTGGAGGTTAGAATTATAACTTCTAACTCAGACATAATTGATTGTTCGGGGGCATTAATTTGTGCTCGATCAACAAAACGATTTTTATTATTGCAAAAAGCTGAGGGCAAACATGCAGGTCGTTGGGGATTAGTGGGCGGTACTAATCACTCTAATGAGTCAGCATGGCAGGGCTTACAAAGAGAAATTGAAGAAGAATTGGGTGCAATGCCCGATATTAAAAAGACTATTCCACTTGAACGATTTGTCAGCAACGATAGTATGTTTAACTTTCATACATACTTTTGTGTTGTAGAATCTGAATTTATACCGGTACTAAGTGATGAACAT